AGCGAGACCGCATGAGCTCGAGTACATCATTCTCGCCTTCAAATAACAGAACATTTGAACATTACATTGTCGAATGTCCGATCTGTCGAAGCAAGTTCCAAATTTACAAAGAAGAATGCCAGAGTTCGAAGCCCGTGCGCGCGCAGCGTTGGTGGCAGTTGAGAAAAGAGAGGCAGATGCTGCTAAGAACATTAGAGCAATTGGAAAAGACCCAGAATGCATGCCAGAATCTGTAGCAGAGCTGGATGTTGCATCGTTGTACGGAACTGGACGTCGAACTGAGCGTAGGCAGATACTCTTACGCCACGCGGTTCAGTATCTCTTTAACATTCATATGGATGATGAAAGAGAACAAGATCGCGTGATTGCTCGACTTGGTGCTCGCACCAAGTTAATGGTTGACTGGATGATTGGCAGCTGGGAATCTGTCTTGAGACCCAAAACGTGGATGGATTCACTAAATGGTGAACAACAGAAGGAATGGGCGGTAGCGAAGAAGAGGTATGATCGAGCAATCGAGCACGAGAATCAACGCATGGCGAAGGCTCGAGCTGAGTACGATAAGATTGTTCGTGAAGTTCATGTGGCACAAGCGACGGCTAGGGAAGAACTTAGAGCGACCTTGAGGGAGTTTGGGATGAGAGAAGCTCCACTCCTTGAAGAACCAGATGAGAATCAAGGCACTCTGAAGATGATCGAGGAGCTGAAGCAGCTGGGGGTAAATTTTCGTCCCCCAGATGAACTCAAGATCTAACCGAGTTCAAGGAACATTACGCACTCTCGCTAGGCGAGCTCGACGATTACGACTGAAGGAAGCGGCTACACAACAGCATCCACCTGAGATGATGTTTGTCAAAAGAAAGGTAAAGGGGTCAAGTACAGGGAAGAAGGTGAACAAGGATTTCGAATTAGCTGATAGGGAATTTACCTATGTATCTAAGGAGAAGATCAATCCTGTCCACCCTAATCAAGGTGACTGGACATACAATGCCTTCTTTGGACAACCAGGTGATGATGAATGGGTGAGGGAGCATGCAGCTAAAGTACTGCCGGACTATTTAGAGAATTATAGTGACCTGACATTCGGTACACCGAATATCGGTGTCATTATAAAACATCTAAAGAAATTTGACAGGCCTGATAACTGTATACTTCCTGCTGCGAACGGCTATCTGGCTGAAGCAATTATAAAGATAAAGAAGAATGAATGGAACGGAAACAGGAAGCGATGGAAGAGGTTTGACGCATTGGGCTTGTCTGAAGCTTCACTGCCATCCTTCCCTGGTATTCGGTATCGTAAGTGCGGATGGGGCAACAAAGGCGACGTGGAAACGGTTCTCATGATAGATGCGATTGCGGCTGTAAGGAAAATATGCCAAAATGAGACTGTCCATAAGCGTCCTTGTGCGTTATTCGGACGTGGGAAACGACTATCAGGGGACGAGGCGGCGGGAATCGTAGGGCAGGGTCATGCTGGCAGGCTCGTCATGGCTGCTGATGGCCGCGATCACGTTATTATCGGCACGGTCGCCGAAAATGTCTTTAGGTTTTTGAAAGAAGCCGAAAGGACCAGTGAAATCATGGTTGGCATGAGTTTTCAGAATAGAGGATCAACTGTATTTCTGAATAACATCATTGCAGATCTAGTACCGGGTATGACAAGGCGACTAGACTTTAGAACGGAAGTCGACCATTCAATTCTTCCGAAACTGGATACGATGACCAGTGTATTCAGCGCTACTTACGAGAAGAAGTTCAGGTACTTTGTACTTGATCTAAGCAGACAGGATTCTTCAGTAAGCTCCGATCTGATTGATTGTTTCTTTGACTGGGCCAGGCAATCCTGGTACGTCATTGGTAAAGAGAAGAAGAAGAAGTTTGGCAGATACATGAAATGGGTTCGAGATTTTCATGTTGAGACACGGGTTGCACTACCTGATGGACAGATTTGGCGAAAACACCATGGCAATGTGTCTGGGTCGCCTCTAACGACTCTGATTAATTCTTATACAGCACTGGTTGCTGCAAGAACCGTCTTTGGACTTCTATGTGGACGAGGGAAGCAGGACGAGATAGTCATTAGAGTCTATGGTGATAACATTATTGCATGTGTGCCACGTGAAGGAAATGACATGTGGGGACTGGCTGACGTGGTTGAGGCATGGAAGTTAGTCTTTGAACAGCAAATTAATCCAGAAGAATCATATGAATGCGAATATCTGATTCACAAGGTAGGAGATCAACATCTAGACAGCGTGTCGTTCTTAAGCAGGCATGTCATGCAGGGTGGTGGAGTGTGGAGACCAACGCAGGAAACCATCGCATCTATGATTAGTCCTGAAAGCAGAGCAATGGATGTTAGGGTACGGTATGCAAGAGCCTGTGGTCTTCTTGTAGATAATCCGTTTAACATCGAAGCTGCTTACTTCTTGAATGAGATATTGGACAAGTTAGAAGACGAAGGTATCTATGCTGGTGAATTGCCTACACGTGAACGTGTAAAGTTTACCCACAAGCTGATGAACTTCGATTCAGTGGATGGACAAAACTTATGGGGACAAAGGTTATCCATCTCATCATGTCAATACCTTTACATCTTTACAACGCTGGAACGGACGCAGTGGCATCTAAAATCAAACCAAGTGTGGGATGCTCTGGATGCGTGGGTGAGTCGAAGCTACGAATGGTTATAGTGCGTAATGTTCTTGAACTGGTAATACCGACAACTGTTGAAGGCGGGAATGGATATGGTGCGTTTAGTGGCGTGCGGTCTCCATGGGTCTATAAGAAAATAAGTAGGGAACAAAAACATAGAAAACATTTGAAAAAGTTAGGTAACATTCTTTGAAATTAAAGGACTAATGGTTAAAGCGGTGATTTTGGGGATTAAACTGCTTGCCC